CTCGACTTTCTGCGGTCTAGCTTTTATAGGGGGGCTAAGACAAAATAGGGAATTTCCCTACGCAAGGAGCTGTCATGACTGCGCGAATTCCGGTTGAAGTCCATGCAATTCACGGAACGAGAGGAACGAAGATGGGCAAAAAGCTGCCTGAGCAACTCAAGCAAAGAATTCCTTTTGCTGAGTGGGCGGAAAATCCTGCGGCGTTTAATGCGTCGAAGTTTGTGCAGGAAACGGCTGATTATTTGTATGAGGTTTATGGGATTGGAAGCGCCCAGGATCGGCATACACTTTTAATGCTGGCCGATCAGCTCCAGATTTATGTGAATGCTAGACAGGGGATGCTGACCGAGGACTTAGTGATTTACACGAACAATGGCAAGACGGCTGCGCCTAACCCGCATATTGCAATTGCCAATGCCGCGGTCATTCATGCGATTAAGCTGATGAATGAGTTAGGATTAACACCTAAGTCTAGGTTGGCATCCAACAAGACCGAAAACAAAAAGATAAACGACTTTCTAAGCGGACCTAAATTCGGTACATGAAATTAGACGATGGCATTCAATACGCGGTCAAAGTATGCAAGGGTGAGATAGACGCATGTAGAAACGTCCGTCTCGCCTGCCAGCGGTTTTTAAACCACCTGGAAAACAAAGAATGGGAGTGGGTTTTTGACCCTGGACCCGTCAAGCACTTCTTAGAGTTCACATCGCTTTGCAGGCATGTGAAAGGCCAGTGGGCAAATAAGCCAGTTAGTCTTGAGCCCTTCCAGATTCTTATCATTTGTGCGTTGTATGGGTTTAGGTTAAAGCGTGACCGATCCAAGCGCATGGTGCAGGATGTCATTGTCTACATCCCTCGGAAGGCCGGGAAGTCAACGCTGACCGCTCTGATTGCTCTTTACGAGCTTGCCTTTGGTGAAGCAGGCGCTGAGGTTTACACGGTAGCAACTAACAGAGACCAAGCGTCAATCGTTTTTACTACCGCCAAGGGTTTCGTCGAAACGCTGCCCCGAGAAGTCTCGACAATGTTTGTCCCTGGGAAATTCACGATAGTGAAGAACGGCGACAGCCAGTCTATGTTCAAAGCTCTCAGCCGGGACACTAAGCGTACGGGTGACGGGCTCAACCCGTCTTGCGCGATTATCGACGAGGCTTCGCAGATCGTAGACAGGAATACGGTTGAGGTCTTGCATTCGGGTATGGTCGCACGACAGAACCCACTTAGGTTATATATAACCACAGCAAGTTTTACGAGAGACACTAAGTTCTTTGAAGACCTCCAGGTTATGGAGCGCATTCTTAACCAGGATGTGCCTGATAACCCGAGATGGTTTGGCCTGCTTTATTCTTTGGATGCAGGCGACGATTGGCGGGACCCTGCGGTCTGGCACAAAGCCAATCCCATGCACAACATTTCTGTCTCGCACGATGCGATTGCCGCTCGATGCGAAGAGGCCAAGATCAAGCCGGCTGCGCTCAACGAGTTTCTCTGTAAGACACTGAATGTCTATGTGTCCGCCGAAACCGCCTGGGTAGACAGGTCTCACTGGGATGCGTCTGTAGGCTTAACCGACCGACAGCCGGAAGCTGTTTTTATCGGATTTGACTTGGCTGCGACGCGAGATTTAAACGCAGTCTGTACGCTGAAACGATTTGCAGAAGATGATTACGAGGCCGAGTGGAAGTTCTTTTTGCCGGAGGACGGATTTGAACTCTTGCCGACTCATTACCAAGATATTTTTCGTCAGGCTATAAACTCTGGTCTCTTGCACATCACGGAAGGAAATGTTATGGACGACCGTGAGATTTCCGAGTATATTATTGGGCAAGGCCAGAAATACGACGTACGCGAAGTCGGCTATGACGCGTACAACGCTGCTGCCCTGGTGGCGCGACTATACGAAGCAGGAATGCCAGTCAAGAAAGTTGGGCAAGGGATGGCGGTGTTAAGTAACCCATCCAAGCATGTAGAAAAGCTCATTCTTGGACGCAAAATTAAACACGATGGCAACCAGTTTTTAGGCCACCAATTGGGAAACTGCGAAGTGTTCACAGATGTGCAAGGCAACATCAAGGTAAAAAAGGCTGGTGTGGACAAACACGCCAAGGTCGATGGCATTATTGCCTTGATTATTGCGATGCACTGCTCACTTGATAACCCTGCCCCTAACGAATCGTACGGATTCAGGGTGTTTTGAGGACAAAAATGGGCATATTCGACAGATTCCGCAAGAAACCAACCCAAAATGAGTCGAATTCGTTGTTCGGCAACACCGTTTTGGGTAATAACGTCATGCTCCGTGGCAAAGGGCAGGGCTACGGATCTAACCAACTTCTCTATGTAACCACCTCTGCTGTCAACGAAGCTGGACGTTCGCTTGACATTACAACGCTTGCCAGAAACTCAACGGTCATGGCTTGCGTGGGAACCAAGGCTCGAGCGCTTGCTCAACTGCCTGTAAAGATCATGTCTAGGCAGGCCGATGGTACTTTAGTCGATACCCAGACGGAACCTGGGGTTCCAGAGCGCGAAAAGAACCGCGCAAAGTCGATCCTTAACTTGCTTTCCCAGCCTAATAACTTCCAGAGTCAATACGAGTTCTGGTATCAATTCACGATGTGGCATGAGCTTGCCGGTGAGACTTTCGTATTACTCTGGAGAAAGAACGAAGCCGATCCTCAGCAGGTTCCGCTTGAAGTCTACGTTCTTGACTCGACGCTAATTGTTCCGCGTATCTCCGAGACGAGATACCCGTTCTATACGCTTACAAGCTCTTCCTACGGGTTTAACAAAGACGATCCGCTGCAATACTTCCAGGTTATGCACGTAAAGAGCGAACCTTGGCAGGGTTCTTCGTCTTTCAATCGCTTGCAGGCTGTCGAGTTAATTTCGCTCGATCAAGACATTGATCTGTACTCCAACTTCATCATGCTTAACGGCGCAAAGCCTTCTGGCTTGTTCCGCACCGAGCAGGTCATACCGGACTCTAAGTTCAAAGAGATTGCGGCTAGGCTTAAAGAGGCATGGACAAACATGCTTAATAGTCAGCCGTCAGACTTAAGTAAGCCTGGGCAGTCGATGCTATTAGACCAAGGTATGATGTACGAAAGTATTAAGCCCTTGACGCTGCAAGACGTAGATGCGCGAGAGCTTAAGAAACAAACGATGGCGCGGATTGCTGGCTTGTTTGGCGTTCCTCCGGCGATGATTGGAGTTGGTGAGTCCAAGTACAACAACACGCAGACCATGCTCGACGAGTTTTATAAGAGCACGATGATGCCGTTTATCACGAACATTGAGCAGAAGCTAAAGACAAGCCTGCTTGGTGGTTATCCAAATCTGTATGTGCAGTTTCAGACGCAGGATTTCCTCAAGGGCGCACCACTGGACCAGATGAACTATGTTGTGGCCGGAGTCAAGAATGGCATTCTCACGCCCAACGAAGCTAGAGACTATCTTGGGCTTGATAGCGTGGACGATGGTGATTCTCTGCTTGCTGCCGGTGGTGTTGATAAGTCTATTCCCGGCTCTTCGCCGCAGGATACTGGCGGTGGCGGAAATCTTAAGGTCGTAGGTAAGACCGGGCGAGCTGGCAATGCTTAAGGATGTTTTAAAGCGGTTAAAGGAACAGGCTGACAAGAGAAAGCCTAAGCCTAAACCCGAAGATGGGAAAATGAAGCAAAAGGAACCAATACATGGCTAAGCACATTCAATTCTTCACCGAGGCAAAGGTTGAGCTTGGCCGTATGGCTGACGAGGCAACCGGAGATCCTACCGGCGAGATCGAGGCAACCCTGACGACCTGGGGCGCAAGAGAAGGCGTTGATGGTCGGCGTTTCTTCTACACGCCAGAGGCTTTTGAGATGTGGCACGAAGGCTGGATGGAAACCGGCAGACCGCTGCCCATGTATTTCCAGCACTCTAGCGACATGATGCCCGTGGGCGAATGGTCAAAGTTCGACATTACCGACGAAGGCATGACCGGAACCGGGAAACTCTTCCTGAATACTACGGCAGGATCAGATCTGTACACGATCATGAAGGAATCGCCGCGTATGGTCGGCGGTGTTTCTGTCGGTGCTTACGCTGACGAATACCAGATGGTCGATGAAAATGGTGACCCTGTCGCCGCTGGAAGTGGTGATTACGACGGATTCTTCCAGATCATTCGCGGCGGCCTGGCAGAGGTTTCGATTGTCATGAACCCTAACAATCCCAAGGCTGAAATTAGCCGACTTGAATATTGGATGGACAACAAACCCAATCCAAGAGTAATCGAGAAGGCACTGCGTGATGCAGGGCTTTCAAGAAAGGATGCAACCGCTGCATCTGCTTTGCTGAAACAGATTATTGAACAGCGTGACGCTGAATCTGCCAAGCAACCCGCCAATCCGAGTGAGTCGGACGCAGCGGTGAAACTGTTGGAGGCGCTCCAATACCGTGAGCTGCTGAAGGCAATCGCAACCCGATAAAGGAACTATCATGCTTGAAAAAGTCATTGAAAAACTAGATGCAATCGAAGCATCTAACGCTGCAAAACTTGCCGAGACCGCCGAGGCCGTAAAGACTCAAGTCACCGAAGCTGTCCAAGCAGTTAAAGCAGAAACCGAGCAAAAACTTGCCGCTCTTGAGGCAAAGATTGCCGCTCCCTCCATCATTCGCCCAATCCACAAGACTGTTCGTGGTGAGGCAAACCGTCGCTTCCGTGATGTGCTCAAAGAGTACATGAAGGGTGGCAATCAGGTCGAGCGCGAAGTTAAGATCTTTGAATCGGTAGATCAGTTTGACGGTTACATCCGTGAAGCATCTGCGCTGACCGCGTCTGGTTATGACGTTGGTGGCCGTACCGCTTATGATCCCGTGTTTGCTGCTAAGCGTCTTGGCAATCCGATGATGGATCTTTCCCGCATCGTTGCAACTGATGGTTCGGCTTACCAGTTCCGCGTAAAGACCGGTAATGCTGGCGCTCAGTGGGGCTACACCGTTCAGAACAACGGCGCAAGCACGACTGAAGCAACGTCGATTTGGCAGGTGATTCTCAAAGACTTGAACGCACAGTTCCCAATCCGTACTGCTGCGCTTGATGATATTGATGGTCTTGAGCCCAACGTTGTTGACGACATGCTGATGGAATTCCAGCAGGCGATGGCAACCTCGATGATCCAGAACAACGATCAGAGCGGAACCGGAACCTCGGTAACGACAGGCGGTGCAGATGGTCTGCGCGGTTTGGATCAGTATGCGGGCGCAAATGCAACCTACACAGGCGGCACAGTTTCCACGGCTTCTTTCGGAACCTCGGGAACCGCAACCACTAACGGTCTGCATAACCTTGCAACGTATGACCAGTTGACCACTAACGCAAACACTGTTGGCGCCAACAACATCGTTTACAAAGACGTTGTTAACTTCATCTACAGCCTGCCACAGCAATACTGGACCCCAACCGCTCGCTTCATGATTAACCCAATCTTGTTGCAGGGCATCCGTGGTTTGGTTGACGATCAGAAGCGTCCGATCTACATCGACGGTTTGGCCCGTGACGATGGCATCGTTGGCAAGTTGCTTGGCTTTGACGTTGTGGTTAACAAGTACGTTGACAATCCTTCTCAGCCCACAACCGGCGCGGCAGGTACAACGTCTTACTACCCAATGTACTTTGCTGACTTCCAGCAGTTCCACACCATCGTTATGCGTCTGAGCATGGTTCTGCGTCGTTATGACCAGACGCTCCCAGGCTCGATCACGTTCTACGGCGAGACTCGCGCAGCAACTTCTGTGCGCGATCCTAACGCTGGCGTACGTTATCGCTCGACTGGCACTGCGGCTTAATTTAAGAGGGCGAAAGCCCTCTCCCTCTATGGAGAGACTATGAAACAGGTGATTTTAGAAGGGCTTAAGCAGGCTCTCCACGAGGGCAAAGCCAAGGTGAACCTCGCTGAAGCCTCAGCCCTTACGGGCTCGGGCTCCGGCGTTGGTGGCCGGGTCTATAACGAAGATGTCTTTGCAAGTCTGCGTTACTGGAACCCTTTCCGGGTATACGCTAACCAGACGATGACCTCGGATTCGGATATTCAGTTTGTTGTTAAGACTGGTAATGCGGCTAACTCTACAAACCCTTGGGGCTACACGGTAAACGCTAACAGCGGATCACCGAATATCGCCACCAGCATTTGGCAGCTTCCGATGCGCGTAATTAGCGCTCAGATGCCTATCCGCGCGGCAGCGATGGATGACATTAACGGTCTAGATGCAGCTTTAGCCGAAGATCTTGCGATGGAATTTAGCCAGATCGAAGCCGCGTCAATGGCAATCAATAACGATCAGGCAGGATCGACCACCACGAGCACAGGCGCAACTAACGGTCTACGCGGTCTTAAGATGTACGCAGGAACTGCGGGTTCTACGGCGGCTTATGGCAGCTCAGGAACGGCCATTACTAACGGCATCCACACGCTCAATACGGTCGGTTATGGTCATGCTGGCGGGATCGAGTGGGAAAGCCTTGTGGATGTTGCTAATGCCCTTCCAGGTCAGTTTTGGAGAATGCCTGGGACTGCTTGGATGATGCACCCGACCGCATTACAGACTTTGCGTGAATACACTCATGCCGGTAATTCTTATGCGCTTGTTGAAACGGGCGAGGATGGCGAAGGTCCAGGTGTCAACATCATGGGATGGCCGGTTATTGTCAATCCCTACTTAGATGCCCCAGCTATCGGAGCTTCTCCCATTTACCTAGCCAACTGGCCTCGGTTTATGTGGATCGTTGATTATTCGGAGATGACGCTGCAACGTATGGAGCAGACGCAGCCTGGGACAATCACGATCTACGCTGAAAAGCGTTTGGTCTCCACTGTGCGTGATGTAACCGCTGGCGTTCGTTTGATCGGAACCTAACATGCCAAGTCAGCTACAGGGTAATTTCGGAGCGGGTTCGCGTAACCCGTTCAACTACTCGAAGGTCATTCAGAGTAACCGCGACCCGGTTACTCAATGGTTGACCTATGACGAAATCACCAATCAGCTCAATTTGTTTCAGGACGAGTCGCAAGACGAATATCTGACGCAGCTTGAGCTTGCGGCAAGGATGGCAATTGAGGATTATTTAGGTGTGCCAATCTTCAATGTGACATATCAAGCTAGCTATTTAATTTCCGGCTTGATG